GGTGTTTGTAGCACTCCGTATTTATGAGGACCGATTAATTTCAGGTCTCGCGTGGAAAGTCATCATTGGGGTGACAGCCCCCTTAGAGCATATGCGCTCGTGATGATTTGTTTTGGAAGATCATGTGGGGATGCCAAGCCCCCTTAACGTTAGACGATTGATCAACCACTACGTGAGCGATTTTATTCGCCTTCTAGCTTTGGAAGCTAGTTCTAAGTTTATCCGATATTTAAGAAAATTCGGGACGAGATCTCCCTCGTGTGAAAGAAAATGGTGTTGGTCTAACATCAGTAGAAAATTGACCACTCCCCCTTCTATTTGTTTTCTTATTTTGCATTTTGTATCACGTTAACGGTAATCGAAAAAACCGCGTAAAACCAAAAATACTACTTTCAAGAAAATACAAGAAAAAGAACAGTTACCTTGGACTAGACATGGAATAGATTTCTCTGGCTTCTATCATACTAGCAATTGTCGCAAACACCTCTCCGCTCCTATTAGGACGACGTGAAAAGTTAAGACATGGTAAGTTACAGCATCAGTTGGTGCCGAGGACTGCCTGGCAATGATAGAACACATGTTGAAAACAAGGTAAGGACGTAAACTCGTCTAGGAAGCTCTCTCTCGCCGAAGAAAGGAGGAGATATGCCCGTATGGGGGCAGAAAATAATACCAAACCCAAAACGAACCAGTGCACAAACCATGAGATTTTCTCGCTTCGCCAAACGCTCTCGCGTCTTTATTGACGCCGCCCGTGACACTGTAGGCACAGCAGCAGTACTGCTTGCCTCGAAAAAGCTCGAATTCGATGGATATGATGGACCCACAGTGGTTGACGCCATCGAGTTTCTCATTGAGACCATGCAGCCAGCAGACATCCAGGTGTTTGTGCGAGCTGGTGGCATCTCCCAAGTAGTGGTTGTACGCACCCACTTACTGCCCGTGTTCGACAAGGTAGTTAGTTCTTTCAACCGGACTGACTTCTTTATGTCGTGGAACGGGAAGCCACTTTCAGTGACTTCAAACCCGGTCGAGCTGGGGATTACTTCAGGCTCCACCATCGTGTGCACGTTTCGCCAGCGTGGTGGCATGCACACAGTGCGTCGTGATCTCGAGCGTGGTGCCCGCGCGTCTGCGCTGGCGCCACCAAAGCTGGTTTTGCCTGCTGGGAACACCTTGGACACTGAGCGTGTGATTCAGCGCGCTCTCTCGTACACAGCACGCATTTGGACACCCTCGTTCGGTGATGCTGCTAAGGAGTTCCAGTACACGCGCGAGTACATGGACGCGCCACGTTACGACTCCAGTCTGCTGGTGGGCATGAAGAAGGGCGATTCCGTGAACCTCGTGTCGCAGCGATTGAAGAAGCGAGCACGCGGTAAGCGAGCCAACTTTGAGCTCCAAGCTGTCGAATTTGATCCGATGGAGCTCCTATCGCAGCATGCTGATCCAGCTGTGGTCTCCTTTGTAGAGGATGTCACTTTGCTCTGCATTCAGCTCCTTCGCGCCAAAAGCATGTGCGATCGAGTGATTGCGGTCTCCGTGTTCATCAAACTGCGCACTGGTTCCTCTCTGGTATTCGGTGTTTCCAAGATCGTCTCGGATGTGCTGCACGATGTCTTCAGCCACCAGTTGCAGGTCGATGAGGAGTCTCTTCTAGACACTGTCACTGATTTGCGCAGTTTGCTCAGCAGCTGGGAAGCGATCAAGGAGAGTTCCATGGTGCAACAAGTCATGCGCGTGTACAAGTATGCTGTCGCGTTGGGAGCGTTCGCGCTTGTGGGCGTGAAAATCGACGAGAAAGTGGCGTACATGTGCAAGAAGGAAGTGAGTTCCCCCTTGATGGGGTTCAACTTCTTGACCACCCTGCTGGATACGGTTGCTCTGTTCCTTCAGCGCGCGCTATTGTACAAGAAGACCGGCTCATGGGCGACATTCGTGCACGGACCCTCAAACTTTGGCAAGTGGTTTGATGCATGCCAGAAACTGAAGCGAGAGTACCAGTTCAGGGGAGACCTTGAATCACAGGGCACGAGCTACCACCAGTTCATGGCTGAGATGCAGAGCTGCCTTTCTGAAGGGGAGTCCATTCTCAAGTACGGAACCACAGCAGCTGGATACGAACTGACGAACATCAAGCGCACCATGAACGATTTGAACCTCATGCGAGCAGAGATTAGCACTTTTCGCGAAGCCCAGAAGTCGCGCCGACCACCGTTTGCTTTGCTGGTTCACGGCAAGACCTGCGTCGGTAAGTCCACGTTCACCAGCATGCTATACCAGTACGCTGGCAAGGTTATGGGCCTACCCACGAGCGACGAGTTCAGGTACACGCGCAACACCTGTGATGATTTCTGGTCGGGCTGGGATTCCATGAAGTGGTTCTTGCTGCTCGATGACATCGCTTTCACGCATCCTGACGGAAAGATTGTGGACAACTCACTCAACGAGGTCATCCAGATCATGAACGATGTGCCATTGGTGCCCAACCAAGCCAGTCTTGAGGACAAGGGTAAGAATCCTGTCCGCGCACGAATGTGCGTGGCCACAACGAACACCAAGCACCTCAATGCATTCGCGTATTTCGCGTGTCCCATTGCTGTGCAGCGGCGCTTCCCTTTTGTGCTCACCGTCACGCCGAAACCCGAGTATGCGCGCGATGATGACCCGGAGATGATTGACCCAGCAAAGCTGCCACCGATTGATGGTGATTGGCCGGACTTCTGGATAGTCGAGGTTGAACGCGTTGTCGCTCACGGATCATCGCAAGCATCGTATGAGACGGTGCACACCTTTAACACGGTGAAGCCGTTTTTGCGGTGGTTGTCAACGACCATCAGAGCATTCGAGAGTATTCAATCTCGCGCACGCTCTGGTATCGAAGCCATGCAGCAGATCTCGATTTGCCGGGCCTGCTGTGAGAACACGTCTGAGTGCATTTGCGAGCTGGTGGCGGAATATGCGCTACAGGCAGCAAAGTACTCTCTTCCGTCAGGCAAAGCCCTTGGTGAGTCGTTCGACCAGGAGGTGTCAGATGGTGAGTTCACAGAGCGCTCCCGGTTTGTACCGTCCCAGGGTGGTTCTAGCGCGTACACCAAAACCACGACTGTGTTCCACAACGGTATCCAGGTGCGCAAGTACGCATCACCCGTCGAGGTTGTTACCGAGTGTGCCGTTCAGAGTGACTCTGAGGCTGACCAAGTAGCTATGGCTGATGTCCTTGCTGAGATCATTCGTCAGCAGCGCAACGATTGTCCTTCCATTTGGATTCGCGGCACTCATTGGTGCGTTGAGAAGTACCTGGGGGCATATATGCGGTCGCGTGCGGTGCGTTCTGTCACACATTACGTGATGGAATGGTCGCTGTGCCGCAGGTTTGTTCTGTGGGGATTCCAGAGGTACACTTCCAACAACAGCCACTACTACAAGTGGCTGGGCGATGTTATCCAGTCATGTTACATGTCGCGGAAGTGGCGATATGTCCTATATGGCTTGGGTGCAGTGTCAGCTGCGGTGGTTGCTTTCGGAGTCTTTCGCGGTACCAAATCAGATACAGAGGTACAGGTCCTACGACAGCCAGTTTCGGACGACGCATTCCCGCGTTCGGAGAAGGTCAACGTGTGGAAGCGCGATGACTACGAGACCTCCTCTTTCGATCGTACACCTATGAATGTGTCGTTCGCTAGTCTCCCACATGATCAGATCATGAAGATCGTCGAGCGGAACGTTGCTCGCATCAAGGTTTCTGATGGTCTGCGTGCCCGAGAGGGGAACGTGTTTAGCCCGTGCGGACACCTGTGGATGACCAACAACCACACTCTTCTGAACTCAGGTGATCTTGAGGTTACGCTGTCGGTGACACCCCATACACAAGGGGCGTCATCTAATGTGACCATGCGATTGACTCAGGCTGACATCTTGCGTTTCCCTGACCGTGACTTGGCATTCTTCGAGGTGTTTAGTTGGGAGACGAAGCGGGATCTGCGTAGTCTCATCCGGAAACCCTCGTTGCGGGGAGCCTACACTGCGACGTACGTCACGCGGGACAAGAGAGTGGCTACGAAGCTCACTAAAGTGCGTTGCGCTTCGCTCATCCG